GGCCCTGCTGGCCCTGCTGGCCCTGCTGGCCCTGCTGGCCCTGCTGGCCCTGCTGGCCCTGCTGCCTCGATCACCAAAGCCGCCCACGTTGACCCGACCACCGGCACGGTAGAACAGGTAGTGGAAGCCCTGATCGACGCAGGACTGATGGAAGCAGCATCCTGATAGTAAACCAATGACAATTAGGTCCTATCGTTACAATTGACGGTAGGACCTAATTGATTTCCTGGAGGAAAAATGATAATCGACGACACCATACGCACCAAAGTCGGCGACACTACGTACGACACGTGGAAAGACGCCGCATTAGCCGACCTTGCCAACATGCTCTGCATGAGCCTCGACCAGTCAACGGAAGATATGACGGGCATCGTCAGCGACGACGGCAAACACGTCATCCTACCAGCATGGTATTCGGAAGTAACCAGCGTGAAATCCACATACGATACCAGCCTCGAATACACCATCGAATACACCAAGTCGGACGGGCTGATCCCCGAAACCAAATACGCTAACAGTCTGACGCTCGCCACCCCATATCTCCCAGGTATGACGGTCACCATCACCGGCATCCACGGCTTCAACCGTCTCCCCGCACCGCTCACGGCCATTCTCACGGCCATCATACAAGCCGACCAGTCAATGACGGACAGGACCGACAGCATCGCCTCGAAGAAAATCGAAGACGTAAGCGTCACCTACACCACCAACAGCCAGACCACGCTCGAACACGCCCTCACCCCATACAAGGCACTGCTCGACACGTGGAAACTCTGCCCCATTAACCCCGACACCGGCGGCAGCCTCAGCATGCCAACACCCCACCATGACCTACCATGGTGGATCAACAGCCAAGACTACCAGGGAGGAGACTACGCGTATGGCACCGCAATGTGACCCATTCAAACTATTCCCACACCAAATCCAGTCGGCTACGCTCTGGAAATACACGGCCCCCGGCCTCGACAACATCAAACTCTCCGATGTCAAAGTAATCATCAAACACTCCACCGAAAGCGACCAGCCAACCGAATACGCGAGCCGTATCGCCACCCGACGCTTCCACATCCAACCAGCAACCATCCCGGACAACCTCCGCGAAGACATGGAAGCATGGCCAGACCTCATACTCAAACTAGACAACGGACGCACCTACCAAATCACCAAAGCCAGCCGAGGCGACGACATGGACACCGGCGAAACCACGTTCATCACCCTCACCGGCAACCCTTACGGACGGACCAGCCTATGAGCTACCAACTCAAAACCACCGCAGCATGGGCACGCAAACTCTCCCCACAACAACTCAACAAAGGAGGCGCACGAATGATGACCGACATCCTCCGCCTAGCTCGCCAAAACGCTCCAGTCAAAACCGGAGCACTACGCAACAGCGGCCGCTTCCAACAAGTCGGGAACACCCACTGGCAAATCACATTCGGCAACAGTCGAGTCCCATACGCTCGCATCCGCGAACACGAAAACCGACTCCACTCCAACACCACACGCTACCTCGAACGAGCCGCCCGCACGGCAATCTCACGCACCAAAACCTACTTCAACCTCTAAGGACACCACATGATAGACCTAGCAGTATGCATGGCCCTCCAAAACGAAGGCTACGGAACATACGGCCAAAACCTCTTCTTCGGTACCAGCCCGGTAATGGACACCGGCACCGTCACCAGCCAAGAAGGCATCTGGGTCAACGCCAACACCGTCGACATCAACGGCGACCTCTACACCGACCAAATCACCATCAGCAGCCGCCACAACGACGTCCTCACCCAAGGACGCCTCATGCTCCGACTACTCAACCTCATCAACAACACACTCCCCCACTACTGTCAACTCACCTGCCAGCCAATCACCAACATCACCTACGAAAGCATTCGCACCCACCCAGCCACCGCAATAGACCTAGACGCCATCGACCACGAAGGCCACTGGGTCAAAAGCATCCGCTTCCAAATCGACTACAAACTCAACCCCACAACACTGTAAAATAAAAACGGCATAATACACCACAGTCAAAACAGACACGCCAACCGAAAGGAAAAAAATGGCATCCTATCCACTCATCGGTAAAAAAACCGTCTACATCGACGACATGGTCATCCCCCCAGACTACGTACAGGATGAAGTCGGCACCATCACCCTCACCCCAAGCACCACCGAGATCGCCAGCCAGTCCGGCACCATCAAAGTACCGAACGGCAGCTACGACGAAATGAGCTTCGAACTCAACATCATCTGCCCGTCGGTCCGCTTCCTCGGCATGCTGTTTCCGGAACTCTACCACAACGCAAAATTCAAGCGCGTCATCGGCGGAGAACTCGGCGAAACCGGCCAGGTCCGATTCGGCGGCAACGAATGCATCTCCAACACGCCACGCGACATCATCATCCACAACGTGTGCGACGGACACTCCAGCGCACAGGACTTCCGCATCCCGCAAGCCCTCATCAGTGCCGGAGGCGAATTCAAAGTCAGCCTCAGCGACCCATTCATCGTCACCCTGTCTGGCACCATGACTTCCAGCCCGGAAGGCGCAGTAGTCATGGGCGAACTCGACCTCGATGCTCCAAGCTACTACGACGAAACCACCGGAACCATCAACACAACGGAACCAAACATCACTAACCTCACCGTCACGCCAAACAGAATCAAATGCAAAGTAAACGACACCGTGAAAGTTACCGTAAACGCCTCACCAGAAGGAGCATCCGGCACCATCACCTCAATCCTCTTAACCGAAGGTCTAGCTACCACAGTCGACAATGGCGACGGCACATGGACCATCACCGCGAAGAAAGCCGGCGTCGGTACAGTCTCATTCAAATCCGGCACCGTACACGCCGACGTCCAGCTTAATATACAAGCCGACGCGGCCGCCGTAAAATCTGACGACCTGCACACCATACACGAATAAACAAAACAGAAAAGCCCGCCACCGCAAAAACACGATGACGGGCCTTCCAGTCAACACAATGGCATGTAAAGGAGCCAATATCCATAATACCACATTCAAGGAGCAAAAATGGCTACGCCAATCCTAAACATCGACACCCGCAAAAGCTTCCGCCAACTCACCGTCAAAATCGACGGCACCACCTACACCATGCGCCCACTCGGCTCAAAAGACATGCTCACCATCATCGACAACGCAGAAGCACTCGACAAACTCTCCACCGGCAAAATAAACAAAGGCACACTAGCAACCGCGGAAGAAATCATCTTCCCCCTCGCCGCCAGCCTCATGACCCCAAACGACACCTTCCACGAATGGATGGAACAAACAAAGAACCGTAGCGACCTCGCCTACCTACAAGCCATGACCGCCCTCTGCAAACTCATGGCCGAAAACCTCACCCTCGACATCAAAGGCTGACATATAACATGCGCTCATGGGATAGCCTCCTCACCCCCGCCGAAAAACAGCGGATGCAAACATACAAACAACAAGAAACAAAACAACATGCTTCCCCCAGCATTCGCATCCTCGCCGAACTCGGCAGCCTATACGGGTGGGAGGCCATCCACGACGCACTCGAAAACAAACTAGCCCCAGACCTCATGCTCGCCCTCATCAAAGAAGGCCGACACCAACACCAAATCCACTTAGCCGAACAATACCGACTAACCTTCGAATGCCTAACCGCCGCATTCACCAAACACGGAGACCAAAAAATCAGCCGCATCATAACCGAACTCGGAAAGGACTAACAAATGGCTGACTCCACACTCACACTCGACGCGGAAATCAACACCAGTGACTGGGAAAACGGCGTCAAAACCATCCAAACCGGTAGCCGGCAAATCGAAACATCTACACGAGAAGCATCTGACTCCATAGACAACATGGACAAAGCTTCCGGTAAATCCTCTAACGGGTTAGGCAAACTCTCCGCCATCGCCGGAGCCATGGGAGGACTCGTATCCACCGGCGTCAGCATGGCCATAGACGCAATCAGCAACCTCAGCGGTGACATCATCGAAGCATCCGATTCAGCCCAGAAATTCGCCAGCACACTAAGCTTCGCCGGCCTGGACACGGCAACGATCGACCAGCTTACCGACAGAACGCAAAAATACGCGGACCAGACAGTATACGACCTATCAGACATCCGCAACACCACCGCCCAGTTAGCCGCGAACGGTGTCGACAATTACGCGAACCTAGCCGAAGCCGCCGGCAACCTGAACGCTGTCGCTGGTGGTAACGCGGACACGTTCAGAAGCGTTGGCATGGTATTAACCCAGACGGCCGGTGCTGGCAAACTCACGACCGAAAACTGGAACCAGTTGAGCGATGCCATTCCTGGCGCGTCAGGCAAACTCCAGGAAGCCATGAAGAAGAACGGCGCTTATACGGGTGATTTCCGTGATGCGATGGCCAAGGGTGAAATATCAGCCGAGGAATTCAATCAGGCTATCCTCGACTTGGGTATGACCGACGCGGCCAAGGAAGCAGCCACTTCCACGAGCACCATCGAAGGTGCGATGGGTAATCTGGAAGCTTCCGTTGTGGACGTGGGCATGCAGATCTTGGACTCGTTCAAGGGACCGGCTACACAGGGTATCAGCATGCTTGCCGATGGTATCAGTGGCTTGCCTCAAACGTTTAAAAGCATGATGGGGTCGATGATGCCAGCCTTGCAGAAGATCGGCAGCGTGATGCAAGCGTCTTTCATCCCGATCGGGCAGGCTATCTCCGGGAAACTACTCCCAGCCTTGCAGCCTTTCATGCAAGCCTTGCAGAATCTTGGCAGTGCGATCCTACCCATATTGGATGCCGCTTTCCAAGCATTGATGCCGGTATTGGGTTCATTACTGGCGGGACTCACACAGGTCGGGGGAACGATCATGAGCACGCTCACCCCGGTCATCAATAATCTAGCAGCGGTCTTCCAAACCGTCCTGCCGGTAATCCAACAGCAATTCCAAACGTGGGGAACCGCGATCCAAAACGTCATCAACGCGGTGTTCCCCTTCATTCAGACGGCAGTCACCACGGTGATGAATATCATCAATGGCGTCATAACTACCGTATTGGCGGCCTTGCAAGGCAATTGGAACGGAGTGTGGACCGGCATTCAGAACATTGCGGTCAGAGTATGGAATGGTATCCAGAATATCGTGACGGCTGGTATGAACGCTGTTTCCGGCGTGGTCTCATCCGTCATGAACGCTATCAGCGGTACATGGTCTGGCTTGTGGAATACAGTCAAGAACCTCGCGTCATCAGCATGGAACGGTATCACCAACACCGTCAGGAACGGTGTCAACGCCGTCGGCAACACGGTCAATGGCATCGGCGGTAAAATCAGTGGCGCGTTCCGTAACGCGGGCTCATGGCTCGTCTCGGCCGGTAACAACATCATCCAGGGTTTGATCAACGGTATCAAGGGTTCCATCAGCAACGCGGTAGCAGCGGTCAAGAACGCGGCTTCAAGTATCGTGAACGCTGCGAAAAGCGCGTTGGGTATTCATTCACCGTCTCGAGTGTTCCGTGACGAGGTTGGTAAGATGATCCCGGCCGGTTTGGGCGTAGGCGTGACCATGAACGAGAAACTGGCGGTACAACCGGTGCAGAGCATGGTGTCCGCTTTGCTTCCGTCTTCGTTTACGGGTTCCGTTTCGTCTCCGATGGCTTCCCCGGTGGTCTTGTCGGATAATAATAAGCCTCGAGTGTCCGCGCCTATCACCGTGAATGCTTCGGATCCGACGATGGCTGCCCGTGAGACGGTGCGTATGATCAATTTCACTTACGTGTGATAAGGATATAGTGGTTTTATGAGCATGTTTCTTACTGATTCGCGTGATATTCAATTGACGTTGAACGGGTTCCCTCTCTATGGTTTGGATGATAACGGTTGCGAATGGCATACCACTTTCCAGGACGTGACCGGACTGTTCGACGGGGTGGCGTCGACATTAAAGACCTGCGAGAAGGTCATGACTAACGGCTGGTATTCCAATATTCCGGTGTTTCAGGGCCGGACTATTACCATCGAAGGTCATATTATTGGCCAGTGTACTGAAAACTGTCTCAGATCTTGGGATTCGTTGAAACGTACGGTCGATAGTATCGGCATGCCGTTGACGGTACGTATAGGTGATGTTAGCCGGCAGACGCAGGTCATGCAGGCTTCCTCCGCACCGCTTATAAAATGGGCTGGCGTAAACGTGTTGAGGTTCAGTCTCAGCCTGGTGGCTTTGAGTCCTTACCTTTTCGGATTGGATATGGTGAGTGATAGTACCGGCTTGCCGCAGACTAGTGGAGGCATGATTTTCCCGTATACTTTCGAGGATCAGTCGACTGGTTCGAGGTCTGGATGGGTGTGGTCTGAGAAGGTTGAATCCGGTCAGTTGTGGTTGCAGAATACTGGTACCGCTCCAAGTCCGGTATTGATTCGTATCGATGGTCCGGTGGTGGACCCGCAGGTGACGCATGTTGAGTCCGGTCATGTCATGGCTTTCGAAATGAGTTTGGGTAGTGGCCAATATATTCTCATTAATGGTCAGACTCACGAGATCCTGGTTGATGGTACCGATCCTGCACGTGGTCGCGTCAAGCGTCGTGAATGGAGTCAAGCGGAAATCGGTACCAATGGTTGGGGTTTCAGCGCGAGTGAATATTCGAATATGGCTCGGATGACGGTTTCCTTTTATCCGGCTTACCTGTAAGAGGGGAGTGTTTTGATGATGGATAGTATATTCCAAGGGTCGATGGTAAACGTGAATGCTGGCCGTGTGTCATGGTCTCAGGCTGGGTTTCAATTCCTGGCTGTTTCCCTGGTTGATGGTACGGTATTGGCTGAACTGCCTGAATTGCAGTTGACGAGGTTCTCGTATCGTTTCGAGGAACCGACGAGTGAGACGGCCGTGCTTCCGTGGCATGATATTTGCCGTAATTGGGATGAGGCTACCATGCCTTATCAGGTGGCGGTGCTTTTGGTTCGTGGTGAGATCGTTTTGTGGGGTGGTATCGTGGTCAAACGCGAGCGAAGCTTCGAAAGCGAGGGGATAACCCTTACGTTGGTTACCGTTGAGCATTATCTGGATTCCGTGCATGTTGGTAATCATTCGTATCTGAATCGTGACCAGTGCGATATCGTGAAGGATTTGGTGACCAGTACGCTCGCTGGCCACCGGTTCAATCTTCTTGTAGAGGCTTCTCCGAGTAGTATCCGACGTGACCGTAACTATGATACCAAGAGTGATAAGACTTTATTGTCTGTACTTCAGGAGTTAGCGAATGTTATTAATGGTCCGGAATGGTGCACGATGTGGCGGAAGCTTGATAATGGACGGTATACGCCTGTTTTGAAGGTTGCGGATCATATCGGCTCGTCGACCGTGGTTACGACTTTTGATGAGAGCGTGATGACTTCCTTCACTGTGACCGAGGATTATACGAGTGGTTATGGTGCTAATTGGGTGTTGGCGGTGAGTACCGCTGATGTGGATGAACGTCCTCAATCGGATGTGACGACCGTGAGTCAGCCTAACCGTCCGGTTGTGGAGCATGTGTTCCAACCGTCGTCGAGTATTACGAATAAGGAGACTTTGAATGCTCACGCGCAGTCTACTCTTTTGCAGATGATGGATGGTACCAGGACCATTAAGATGGGGTTGAGTATGTTGGCTGCTCCGATGATTTATCAGGAATGGCAGCCGGGGGATCTTATTTCTTGGGATATTGATGATAGTCGGGGCTTTTTCACTGGTTTCAGTGTGGGGTCTGCGCGTATTGTTGGATATGAGATTGATTTCACTGGTGTATGGACTATTACGCCGGTATTACAGGATGAGGTGACTAATGCAGGGCAAATTTAAGTTCAGTCTTGATGGTGCGGATGCGACGGCGCGACAGTTTGCGGAGCTTAAACGTCAGGTGCAGGAATTGTCGCCGAGTATCGTGAATAGTGTGAAGCCGATAGTTGAGCAGATTACGGCCATGTATCAGGAAATTCAGACGTTGACCGGTAATCTTGATCAGCGGGTGCAGGAGAGCATTGATCGTAATTCGTATACGAAGAGTGAGATTGATGCTAAGGATCAGGTTTGGAATTGGGGTGTATTGTCGCCTGATCGTGGTGGTACTGGTACCGTGAACGCGTATGAGAATCTGTTAACTGTGGGTCCGTGGCGTGCGGCGTGGGTGTTGCATGATGGTACGGTGGGTACGGCTCAGTCGATTCGTGCGGCGAAGACGAATATTTGCGATGCTGACGAGTTTATTCCGGTGGATGCTTTGCGTCGGGTGAAGTGGCAGGTGTTCACGATGAAGGATGATGAGAATCAGCATTTGGATGATGCTCAGCCTATGGTTGGTATGATCGCGGATGATTTGGATGCTGTTGGGTTGGGTTTCTTCTGTGAATATGATGATGATGGCAATCTGGTTGGGATTAATTATCCGATGCTTGGTGTGGCGGCGTTGCGTTTGGCTCAACAGGCTATGGATGAGGTGGACAGGCTTAAAGATGAGATTGCCGGGGTTTCTTCCGGGGAAGATAGAATGGATGTGTCCACGTTGAAAAGAATTGATTGTAAGGAATGACCCATGAGTGATATTGTCATGCATCCTTTGACTGCTTTGAATGGTAGTCCTGAGTATACGGCTGATGATTTTAGGCATGCCGTTACCCCGTTGTTGAGTACGTCTGCGGGTAACGCGTTTGAGAGTGTGCAGGCCGTTCGTTTTGGTAGTCCGGTCCCGTTGGTGACTATCGATGGTTTGACTGTGACCGTTAAGGCTCATTGCGGGATCGTGAGTCCGTGGACTGGTGCCGGCACGTATACTTATGCGGTTAAGAGTCCGGTTTCCGTGTCGATTCCTAATTCTACCGGCTCGTATAAGATCGCTGTCGTTGTTGATGATCCTAGCCAGTCTCATGGTACGGTGCCTTGTGGGGCGGTCAAGGTGTTCTCGGCTAGTGTTCCCGATAATAACATTCCGGGTCTTGTTGTCGCTCGGGTTAAGGATGGCGTGGCCAGTGATGCTGCGCCGAGGTTCATGCCTGACGGTAGGATCGAGGTGATGGAACTCGGCTATTTGGCTTCGATCGTGACGATGAATGGGATTGAGGCCGTTATTAAGAATACTGGTGACCGGTATCGGCGTGTGAATGGTGCGTGGGTTCCTTTGACTAATATCAAGTTGAATCCGGGCATGTGGTATAAGGATTGGTCGTCAGTCGAATACAAGTGTTCGATGTCCGATAATATTGTCAGTCTTTATGTTAAGGCGACGAGAGGACCTGAATGGGCGGCTACGGCGTGGAGTAAAAGCCAGATTCTGACGTTCCCGGATTATGTGAAGCCGAAGGTGAACGATCTTAACGTTCCGGCGGCTGGTGTCGCTAATAGTGGTTTCCAGTTGGATTCGACTGGCTTGTATGTGCGGCCGTTTGCGGATATCACGTATGCGAAGGGTTCGTGGACTAGTGCGACTTTGACGTGGTCGGTCTGATATGGTAAAACCCCGGTTGATTGCCGGGGTTTTTTGTATTGGTGTGGGGTCAGAGTGGGCAGATGCGGTCTCTGAGTTCGTCTGGTAGTGATGGTTTTGGGTGGCGTGCCAGGAATTCCTTGTCGTCGATGATTTGGCAGAATTGTGCTAGCCAGTGGCCTAGTGAGCGAATGTAGCCGGTTTCGAGGTCGCTGACGTGTTGGAGTTCGTTTCGTGTTTGGATGAGTTTGTCTATTTTTTCGTCTTGTGCGTCGATTTGTTTTTTGAGTTCGCCTTGGGCTTCGACAAGGTGTTGGTAGGAGGTGGTGAGGTCATTGCGTCGTGTGGTGGCCCATGTGATGGTGCCGCCTACTGCGATGCCGGCAAGTCCGATGATGGATGATATTAATTCGGTCATGGAACCAAGTTTACCGTAGGCTGTTTTGATATACTGGTGGTATGAGTCGTGAATCTATTGAGGATATTATATTGATCCTATTGGCGTCGTTTCTTATCGGCGTCATGGTAGTATGTGGCTATTTGCTTGTCACCGGGATTCCGGCTTTTGCCCGTTTTCTTTTTATCGTCTGGTACGTGTTGACTGTTTGAAAGGAGACTCATAATGTCTTATGAAAACATTACTCAGTATGATAGCCCGAATTATACGAGCGGTCGCCCGTATGGGATTAAGTTTATTGTGATCCACTGGTGGGGTGACCCGGATACTCATCCGACGTTCGAGGGGGTCATCAGGACCTTGTGCAGTCCGTCTCGTGGTGCTTCTGCGCATTACGTGGTCGAGGCTGGCCGTGTTGCCTGCATCGTGGATCCGGATGATCGTGCATGGCATGCCGGTGATGGCGTGGGCGTCCGTTCGAAGGGCAATGACATGGGTATTGGCATTGAGTGCAATCCACGTCAGTCTGACGGTGATTATAGGACGATTGCCGAGCTTATTCGCGATTTGCGTAATGAGTATGGTGATTTGCCGTTGATTCGTCATAGGGATTGTTCCTCCACGCAGTGTCCGGGTTCGTATGATTTGGCTCGTTTGGATGGACTGGCTCGTGTTTTAGAATCGTCGACGTCCGTGAACCCGTTGCCTGTCCAGCCGGCTACGCAGTCGGTTACGAAGCTTGATGTTGACGGCTCGTGGGGGCCTTTGACGATGCGCAGGGCTCAGGAGGTTGCCGGCACGACTGTGGATGGTGTCATGTCCGGGCAGATTAAATGCATTGAGAATCAGAATATCGCATGTTTGCAGGAGGGTACTTCCGGCAGTGATTGGGTTGAGTGGATGTCTCACCATTTCGGTATTACGGATCGGCCTCGTAATGCCGGCCCTGATTTCATTCACCGGTTCCTGTTGGAGATGAATGGTTTCCCGGGGGATGGGATGATTAGTTCGGCACCGTCTCAGGCTGTGAAGGAATTCCAGAAGCGGCTTAATGATGGTCGTATCTTCAACTGATTGAAAGGATTGTTTATGGCGAAGCATGTGATGTTGGCTGATGATGAGCTGACTGGTGAGCCGACGGCTGATACCGCTATTGCGAATGAGTGTGCGGATGGGTCGGATAATTATGTGCCTACGTTCAGTGTTGAGACGCGTCGTTGGGCGTATCTGGTGTCCGGGCTGGTGGGTATTGCCGGTGCTGTTGCGAGTTTGGTGAGTGCCGTGCCTGGTGTCCCGTCGTGGGTTGCCGTTGTTGGTGGTGCTTGCGCGCTGGTCGGGTCTGGCGTGGCTGGCTTGTTCGGCGTGCATTATGCTGGTGTGAGCCGCTAGTCTGCTTCTATTGTAAGAACGCCCCGTGTTCGGCTTGTTCGGCCGTCTGCGGGGCGTTTCTGTATGTTCTGGGTTACTTCCAGTAGAAGAAGTGGAGTGTGATTGGGGCTGTTAGTGTGAAGTCGTAGCCGATGCCGTTGTCGATTTCGTGGATTGGTGTGGTTTCGACTTCTTCGATGCCGTTCAGGAGGCCGTAGAGGTTGATGAAGGCGTTGTAGTCTTTGAGGCCGATTCGTCCGTAGGTGATTTCCGGGTCGAGTCCGTCTTCGTCTAGGAGGGTGCCGATTTTCGGCTGTTGCATGATGAGGCTGATGATGGTGGTGAGGTATTTTACGGTTTTCATTTGTTTGTTCCTTTTTGTGTTGCGTCAGGCTTCCTGTCTGATGTTTTCAATATATCATAAACGGCGTGTCGCATCAATATGACACGCCGTTGGATATCAGTCGGGGGAAATATCGTAGCTGAGTTCCGTATTGAGTAGCTTTCGGTATTTCCTGCGCGGGTGCCTCAACCTGTTTTCCCACATCATGATGACTGTCGGACTGGATACGTGGATCAGTTCGGCGAGTTCGGTCTGCGTATAACCGTAACGGTTACGCCAGTATTTGAGCCGCTGTGCGCTGGAAACCTGCTTCTTGATGAGACGATAGCTGACCGGGGGCACGCCAGCCGTCGTCTCTGATGGCGTAGAAGAGTCCTGTGTAGACGTTCTGGCATACTAGGGTTTCTTGCCTTCGATGGTGACGATGAATTGGTTCGTTGCCATGGTGTTTTTATTCCCTTTCGCTCAGTGTCGTAGTGTCGAGGAGTTCCCGTGCTAGTTCCTGTCCTTTTTTGGTGAGTTGCCATCTCCAGCATGGCCGTTTCCTAGCGCTGATTCCGTTCCTGTCGACGCGGTGGGTGTATCCGTCGCGTTCGAGTTCGACCATGCGGCTTCTCAGGCTTTGCGGCGTGTCGTGGCAGTCTAGCGTCGTGGCTATTGCCGTCAGGTGTTCTTGGGTGATTGGATTCTTGACTAGGTGGAGGATGATGATTACGTGTCGTTGTGGAATGCTGTACATCAGATTCTGCTTTCTGCTTGATGCCGGTAGTATGCTGCGATGGTTGTGGCGGTCGCCCATCCGGCTAGCCATTTAAAGCCGAAGTGGATGTGGAAGGCTTTCGCGGTTGCCGTCCATGCCGGGAGTGTTACGTATGGGCTGAGGCACCATCCGCAGTAGGCGAGCGTGCCGAGGCTGCGGGTGATGTCGTTGCCTGCGTTTTCTGTTTTGTCGGTGAGTTTGCTTCGAAGCTTGGAGAAGACGTAGCCGGGTCCCGGTGAGAGTTGCGTTACTGTGGTGGCGTATCCGGCTGTGAGTCCGGCTGTGATGACTGCGGTCCACCATGCTGTTTTCATTTTGCGGTCCTTTCGTGCTTATAAATGGCTTCTGCTGTGGTGCAGTGGATTATTCCGTCGAGTAGTATCAGTGGATATTTGATTGGCTTGTTTTGGTTTTCCGCGATGGCGCGGATGATGATTGCTGTGGGGCTCCCGGATGATACGATTCGTAGTCGTTTCTGTAGGTGTTGTGCTGTTGTGCGGCATGAATCCAGGAATGTCGCGTTTTTTGCCTCGCATGTGGGGCAGCCGTCGAAGAGCACGTACATGTCTGGACTAGTTAAAAGTGTTGTCGGTGTCATTAGAATGTTGCCTCCGTTGCTTTGGTGATGGTGTCGATGATGTGTAGGGTGTTGAGTTGTTTGCGTTTGTGTTCGGCGATGAGTGGCTTGATGTCCTTTCTGTGGACTGGGATGATTTGGTGTCGTGCGTCGCCGTAGACGCGGGGATCGTACATGCTGAAGTACAGGGTTTCGAGCGTGTCGCAGACGACGAAGTATTGGAGTACTTGGGCTCGGTATGCGTCCGGGATGTAGTCCATGCCGGTTGCTTTGAGGCTTGTGGCTGCTGGCGGGAGGACTTGTGCGGCTGCGTCGGCGAGGTTTTCCGGGATGCCGTGGTGGAGGATGTTCTGTGAGTGGATCATCCAGGGAATGACGGCTTGGAGGTGGTAGGCGCTGCCTAGGCTTTTGCATTCGATCGCCCATGTCGGGTTTTCTGATGCTTGGTAGGCGTCTGGGCTGCAGGCGATTCGGTCGTCTTCGTCGCTTTCCCAGATGCCGCAGTCGGTGGTGCAGTCTTTCTGTTGGTATCCGAGTTGTTGGAGTGTGAGTTGGATGTTTTCGGGTTCGAGTCTGTGGCCGCGTGCCATTGGTGGTTCTCCGTCTGGTTGTTCGGCCATGGTTTCGGCTAGGAGTTCCCAGAAGTCGATGGTGACTTTGAGGCGTTTGTTTTTTGCTTCGGCTTCGATGATACGTGCGTCGTAGCCTTGTGCTTTTTGGAAGTGTTTGTTGGTTTCTGCTTGTGTTTCCGCGGTTTTTGATTGTTCGAGGGCTTTGTTTCGGTGTTCGATGAGTTTTCCGACGTCGGTTTGGTGGTAGTGGCTCATGGCTAGTCTGCCGCTTTTGGTGCCGGTGATGCGGCCTAGGCGTTCGTTGAGCCATGCGTTGGTGTTGTTGGTTTGTGATAGGTTGATGATTTTCATTGTTGTCCTTTCTTAGTTGATATTCATCTTATATCACATGAGGGGTGTGAGGGGATATGTCGGCGTGTTGGGGCCTCTACCTATTTGCCATGTCTTAGATATGGATAAGCCTCGACGTTGTGTCGAGGCTTATCTGTTTTACATCCTGTTGATGGCGTCCAAGAGCTTTGTCAGGTCGGATTGGGTGATTCCTCGCCAGCCTTTGACGGGCCGGTTGAGTGTGCCGCTGATGAATTCGCCACGTGCTTCGCTGGGGATGGCGTGTGTATCCATCGCTTTGACGAGCGTGGCATACTGGTCGGCTCCGATTGGCTTGTCGACGGTCTCGTACTGCTGTCGGGCGTAGCTTCCGTCGTCGTCCTTGTCCGGGAAGATGCCGAGGACGGTGGTGAGGCTGTAGCGGCGTGCGTAGGTGATGGCGCTTCCGACCTGTTGCGGGTCGCCTGTGACGAAGAATGGATATTCGCAGACTGTCATCTGGTCGGTGTCGTCGAAGATGATGGTTTCGATGGTGCCGAGGGTCTGACGTCCGTCTCCGGGGCCGTCGAAGGTTACTTTTTGGGTGAATGAGAGTCCGTGTTTTGCGAAGATCGGTTTGATGTTCTTGAGGAGTGTGGCGAGGTTGAGGTACTTGTAGGTGCGGTTTCCGGCGTTGGCGGTTTCGTCGGTGCAGAAGTTTGGTACTTCGTTGAGGACTTCGGCGAATTTCCGGTTGAGGTTGTTGTTTTCCATTGTTGGTTCCTTTTTTGGTTGTGTCGGGCGGTCAGTGCTTGTAGATCGGGTAGACGACGGTCATCGGTGTACTTTCGGTTACGTTGTTGTAGACGGTTTCGAGGGTTTCTATGCCGCCGATGTTGTATGCCTGTGTGTAGAAGTCGATTCGTTCCGGATTGTTCTTGGTGAGCGCGTAGAGATAGCATGCCCATTCCGCGCCGTTGTGGTCCCATTCGTAGTCTTCGAAGGCTTGGGAGTAGTCGTCGAGTGTGACGTATTTGTGGTCGCCGACGTGGTAGATGACGCCTTTTGGCGTGTGTTCTGGGTCGTAGTGGCTTTTCTGGTCGAGGCGGACGTCGATGTTGTGCATCATGGTTTTGACTTCGTCCGTGGTGATGGTGTTCATTGGTTGCTCCTTCTGTGTTGACCAAGCTCTTTGCTTGATATATCTAATATATCACAAAAGGTGTGCCACGTTAGTGCGACACACCGTATTCCGTCGAATCCCCTGTGACTATCATCTCCTGCGAATGATGGGCATCATGAGCATCAGCATCAGGATCAGAGTCGCCCAGTCAGTCGTTTCCATTCCTTCTCCTTCCTGTGTTCCTTTATGACGGCTCCGATTTCCTGTCTGCAATATTGCGGGATGAGCGGAGCGAATTCGTCGACCGTCAGGCCGGCTTCATACCACTTGACGATTTGGGTTTTCGTTTCTTTCTTCATTTTCTCCCCCTTGTCGGCATGAAGGATCTCATGTAATTGTCGTGGATCTCTCTGACTCTGTCCTCGTCCATCGAGAGGATTTCGGCGGTCTTCTCGACCGACTGGTCAAGGTCGAAGAGGTAATGCTCCGCCGCGATCCTTTCGATCGGGACGTCGTAAGGCTTGCGTGTCATTCTTCGTTCCCTTCCATCATCGTGTCGAGCGCGCTTAACACGATATGCCATTCGTTTTTTAGTAGTCCGTACCACGCGGCGGATTCGTATCCGCTCGTGGTCTCGACGAGGCGTAGTAGTATCTTCCTGCAGTATCCGATGTTGAGGTCGACCTGTTCCTGCATCATCGAGGCTCTGTGTGCGTACCATCGTGCTTTCCGGAGGTCTTCCAGTGGTGTCCCTTTGTCGTTGTACCTCCATAGGTATTTGATGACGTTGCCGGTGCAGAAGGTCTGGTATTGGGTGATGTCGATGCATTCGTGGCCGATGTTTCGGTCGGTGTAATGCTTTGGATGGTTGACGTTGTCTGTCATGATACCTCTTTTATTTTTTGTCGGAGAACAGTTCTTTCGGTGTTTCCCAGTCCATTCGGTTGGACGAGTAGGCTGCGCCGTTTGCGCTGGTGAAGCTGTTGGTTGTGGTGGTCATTTCTCGGTTTCCTTTCCCTTGTTTTTAAGTTTTTCGGCTTTGGCTTTGGCTCGTCGTATGCGGGCTCGCTCGTTTTGTTTCCGGATGTATTCGGCTTTCTGTTCCGGTGTCATGGCGTAGTAGCGTGCTCTCTGTCTGGCGAGCATCGCTTCTTTCCATTCCGGGTCGGTGTGGTATCGGAAGCGTGCGGCTTCACGTTTCTTTTTCAGGGTTTTTGGTGAGGAATGGTATTCTTTCTGCTTTGCCGCGTAGTGTTCGGCGTGTGCTTCCCTCCATTTGCGGTTTGCTTCGGCTCTTTCTTCCTTGTGGCTGTGGTAGTATCTCCAGTCGCTGATTTTGCGTCGTTCGTCTGCCGTCGGCTGGCTATTGCGCATTTCGTTGATCCAGTCCATCATGTCGGCGTCGTCGAGGTTGATTGGTTCCGGTGTTTTCCTTCTTGGCATGTCGGTTCCTTTTTCTTTTTTAGAAGCTGCTGATGATGTAGTCGGCGATGTCCTCTGGGGTGGAATCGTCTAGGGCTCTGTCGTAGAAGACGTGATAGGTGATTAGTGAGTTGTGTCCGTCGTATAGGTGCATTTCAGTGGTGTCCGGATCGCTGTAGGCGATGATGTATAGGGTTTTTTCACTGTTTCGCTTTGTGATGCGTATTGCTGAGTCTCCTGGGTCGCAGTCGACTTCGGTTATCGTGTAGTCGTCGCCGAGGAGTCGTAGTGCGTCTGCTATTTCGTGGTTGATGTTCCTGGTCTTGTTGTTGTTGCTCATTTTTCGTTCCTTTTTGGTTTGTCTGGTTTTTGTTAGAGGTTGTGCTTGATGTAGGCGATGAGGTCTGTGAGGTTGAGGTTCGGGTCGTTGGTGTCCCATTGGTAGATTTCGACCGGCTCGTCGTCGTTGGCGTCGTCGTATAGGGTCACGTCGAGGATGCTGTTGTGGTCGGGCGTGTTCTCGGTGATATATACGGTGCGTTCGGAGTCTTCTTTGGTAATCACGATGCTGTGGTCCGTGTTTTTGCCGTTGATGTACTGTTCGTCGTATTCGTATGGGAGGCATCCGCGGAGGGTTGCGGACAGGATGGTCAGGGTTGTGTGTTCGTTCATTTTTTGGTTTCCTTTTCTTTTTCTGTGGCTTGGTGTTTCCCCTGCCTGACATAGTATCACTATACCCGGTTACGAGATACGACACACCGATTGGAAAGAAAAAAAAGGCGGCACGTTTTTTACGCGTGTTGCCTTGGTATGGGTCAGATGCCGAGGAGTGATCTGGCCGACGTCAGCTTGTCTTGCATTTTCTTCCCTCTCCTGTCCTCGCCTTTGACTTCGAGGCAGATGCACATCTCCTTCAAACGGCTGAAGACGCGCTGACGGCGGATGTCTCCACGATCGGCGAAGTCCTTCGGACCGAGGTTGGTGGTGATGATGATCGGCAGTCCGGCGCGGTATCGTGCGTCGATGACGTTCATTACCTGCTCCCATGTAAAGTCCGAATCGCGTTCCGCTCCCAGATCGTCGATGATGAGGAGGTCGAAGAGGTTGAGGCTGTCGAGATATTTCTGGTCTCCTCCGAATTTTTCGCTGATCCGGCTGATGAGACGGCTGAAATTGGTCATCAGGCATGGCGTGCCTTGGCTGATGAGCTCGTTGGCGATGGCTGCAGCGAGAAAGCTTTTGCCGGTGCCTACCTGACCGCAGAGGAGCAGTCCGGTGCCTTGTTCGCGCATGGCGTCGAAGTTTGCTACGTACTTGCGGGCGATGGTTTCGTTCCGCCGGTCGCCGTGGTCGGATTTGGCGAAGGTCCATTCTCGCATTTCCGCGTCAGGGAAGCCGGTGCGTCGCATGCTGTCGAGGTATTGCATGCGTGCGCGTTTGCGTTTTTCTTCGTCTTCTCGTTTGTGCTGTTCGACGCTGCATTCGCATGCGCAGTGGACGGTTCGTGTAGTGCCGTCGTTCCGTGGTAGGACGCATTCCTTCGGTGTGTGGCATTTTCCGCACATGAGCAGGCCGTCTTCGTTGCGGTAGTCTCCCTCGTGTTCCGAGTATTGGCGGGAGACTCGTGCGTTGATGGTATCGATGATGCCGATGACGTTTTCCATGGTTTGGTTTCCTTTCTGTTGTTTATAACAACGTTATCTCATGTGTCGTCAGCATTGTACTACCGGCGTGTCGTGGGTTAGAAGACGCAGTTTTTCAGCCACTCGTCGTCTGCTTCCTTTTGCCTGCGCAGCTCCTCTTCCGTGAGGTCCCAGTGTGGCTGCTGGGATTGCTGCCGAGCCTTCTGCTGGTATCCGTTGTTTCGGTAGTTTTCGATTGGGAAGAAGGAGCTCCAGCCGCGGCAGACGACCTCATCGAGGTAGTCGTTGACGCTCATTCGGCTTCCCTGTGCGCACTTGTCGAGTTTGCCGATGCAACCTTGGATGGCCCTGTCGGTCATTGCGGCTCTCTTGGCCTTGCGGTTCTGGAGCCATGCTCCGAGGAGGTCCTTGGTCTGCGGGTCGTTGGTGTAGGCGTCGATGATGTCGTCGAAGCTGTTGGTCTTGCGGGTCTTTTTCGGCTGTGGTGTCGGCTGCGGTTCCGGTTCCGGGTTAGCGATTGGGAGCTGGGACTGTTCGGTGGTTGTTCCCGTGGCGTCGGCCCATGTGTCCTGTGCGGCTGCCGTGTCCTGTGTCGGTGTTGGTGCCTGTTCCGGGACCTGTACCGGTGTAGATGGTATGGCGGTCAGGATGGCGGCGTAGTCGACGAGTCGGCTGCCATTGTCGTCGGTGTGAGGATATTTTGCGATGAGGCCTTTGCCTACGAGTGTGTTGAGGGTCCTGTCGACGGTGTCCAGCGAGCAGCCGCACCAGTCGGAGATGTACTTACGGCTGCCTCTGAATCTTGATTCGCCGTTCTGCGAGAAGCCGTAGATGAGGGCGTAGATGAGGAGCCTGTTGCCTTTGAGGTTGAGCTTGGTGCGCATCCATCCTTGAATTGCGATGAAGTTGTTGTCTTTGACGTTCATGGGGTGCTCGGTTCTTAAAAGTGAATCCCACTGACTACTACCGATGCACCTCGGTGGTAATCAATGGGATTCGTACCATGTGAGATTATTCCCCACGTGAGTGGGTGCACACTTCACATGGCGTATGTCTTTAGTTTAGCACATTCTGTAGACGACACGCCGATGTTTTGTGTTTTATTTCCGTTGGTGTGGGTTGCGTATGCTATGCGTAGCGTCAGCCGAAGTCGTTGCACCTGTCGTCAGATCGCGGCGGGTAGGACTTGATGCTCTTGGTGTAGGTGTCGAAGCATGCTGATTCGATGAGGCCGAAAGTCCTGAAGCTTCCTGAGATTCTTATAGACCGTGTTTTCGGACAGGTAGGGGAAGACTTCCGTGAACCGGCGTGCAGGGAATTCCACCCAATAGCGTCCGTCGTGGAGCTGGGTCCATGGCGTCGCATTGACATTGCAGGCATCCAAGATGGACTGGTAAACGACGGCCGTGGAAACGCCAATGTCCGACGCGAGTTCCGGATTGAAGTAATGCTTCCTCATGGTCAGTCCTCCTCGATGAAGGGACTGAAAACACTACGATTGTAGAGGATGACGCCAAGCTTCGACAATGCGGTGTCGGATTATCATACTTGGCACAGGCGATCTTCCAAGCTTCGAGGACCTCTTCGTCACCGAACTTCATGCACAGGCCGGAAAAGGACCTGCGTGACTTCGATTCGCCTTCCTTGCTGAAGCGGACGCCGTACCGTTCGGTAAGCAAACCGCCAATGGTCTCATAAACGTTCATGATTGGCTTCATTTTATAATGAACCGTTACTTCAAGTATACCACGAAGGTTTAAAAAAGCATCGAAGGCAAGGCGGTCCGGTATGTCTCCGTAACCATCTCACAGCATTCCTTCCGCACGCTTTTTACCGTACATACTTCCAGGACGCACGTAAAGGCCCTTCAGACCGATTTACACGTCAAACCCGATAACTCGTCAGAAAGGCCTTTACGCAAGAAAGTGACGTTCCAGCATAAAAAGCACCGAAAAAGCATGGAGGACGGCAGTGAGACGACCACCCAAACCAAACACAGACCGACTCTCCTCCATGCTCTATCTAGTTCGGAATCGGAACCAAGGCCTGAAGGGCAACACCGAAACCAAGACGTCATCCCCCTCCTTGCTCAGAGCCATGGAAGGAGCATCGAAGACATCAGGTCAGACTCCATGGCTCATATCGGTCAGGTCGCCTAAGCCTTCGAGGCTTGGTTTCGATCGGTCTAGGCTCCCACTCCCCTTGGGTTGGGATTGGGGCTCGCCCCGGACAGTGAGATGGCTCCCACGCGGGAGCCGTCTTACTTTATTACCCGCTAGAGTATCCCCCTAGAGTATCTCCCTAGAGTATGGTGACTGATTTTGCGGGTAGGCCAACTCTGATTTTGCGGGTAGGCTGCACCGGTTTTGCGGGTAGGCTGCACCGGTTTTGCTGGTAGCTACCATGATCATGCGGCTATACGCAATGACATCTCCAGTAATCCGCAGAGCCCTGGAGGAAGCCTTCGAGGCTTGGTTTCGATCGGTCTAGGCTGACTGGGAAAACGAAAAAACCGGCCGGTTCGGGGCTATCAAATCCGAACCAACCGGTGTTACATCCGTTTCTTCGTCCGTCACGTCTCCCTGATGGACATTCCGTATCGTCGGGCGAAGAGCTTGCTCTTGAGCTTGTACACGTCGGTTCTCATGCCTTTCACGTCCTCGACGACTTCCTTGCCGTCCTCCGCGTATACGAAGTCGGCCACGTAATAGACAGGCCGGTAATGCCTGCCGTCCACGTCGAAGGCCGGTACAAGCTCATAACGCACCTGTCGGCGGAGGTCTTCGATGAATCCGTCCTCCTCCATGCCCTTGAGGGTGATATACCTGTCGGCCTCACGCTTCGAATCGAACGTGATGCCGTCCACGATCGTCTTTTTGGCATGGTATTTGCTTCCGCCTCGCCACATGGCTTACCTTCCGGTGCTTCCGAAGCCGTTGCCGCCGCGTTCTGTCCGATTGAACGCAGAGACCTGTTCTAATGGTTCGCAGACTACCGGAATCACTACCAGCTGGGATATCTTGTCCCCGGCCTCGAAAGCGTAGTCCTCTCCTTTATTGTTGTAGAGCTTGACCACGATGCTCCCCGTGTAGCCTTCGTCGATGAGTCCGGTGCTCGTGATGTCGTGCTTGACGTTGAGTCCGCTCTTGCTGACGAGTAGTCCGGCGCACCCGTGGGGTAAAGCCACGTGCACTCCCGTGTCTACGGCGACGCTCTCGTAGGCCGGTACCGTCACGGCCTTCGGCGTACGCAAGTCGAGTCCGGCATCGGTCTTGTGTCCTCGCGACGGCATGTACGCTCCGTCATCCAGCATGATTTCCATTCAGCTTCTCCTTTTGTGGTATAATCGTCGATGTCGGAAAGTTTTTTTTGGTTTCCCTTCCCGACTGCCTTTCATTGGATAAAACAATACCCACCCGATCGGAAGACCGGATGGGTATTATTTTATATCGTATTCGTATTAGCGCTTGCTGTAGCCGCCGCTCAGCATCTTGACGAGCCAGTAGAAGAAGTAGATGCCGCCGGTGAAGACGCTGTATACACACACCTTAAGGAATCCTGGGGCCTTCTTCTTGCCCTTGTTGTCGTCCTGTGGTGCCATCACGTTATTGATGATGATGGGCTGCTGGGTCGGCTGTGTTTCCGTCTGGCTGGTGTCCTGCTCGTTCATTTTTGGTTCCTTTCAATGTTGGTAGGTTTTTGATGCCCTACGTTGTTTGACGTACTCATAATATCACGCTCGTTATCGCGACACACCGAACGGACGACAAGCCACCGCACACGTCGGTTGTAAACCGAAAAAAACGATGCTATATTGATTCTTGTACTTCATTGTGTACTTCTTCCCACCAATGAGTGCTCAACCGGGTCTTGCTCTCTTCCCTGGTTGGGCACTTTTTTTATCTCCGAAAACACAAACCACAGCACATCCCACGGCAACACACCAGTATGGAACGAATTGTAAGAACACTCGAATCGTTATATAATAAGACCTATGAACGCTAAAGATTACACAGCAACAGTCCCCGAATACGCCAAGCGCTGGAAGCTCAACATCCAGACCGTCCGCCGCTTCATCCGCGAAGGACGACTCCACGCAGTCAAGGTTGGCAGATGCTACTTCCTCGACCCGGACGTCATCCCGGACAAAAACACCACCAACGAATAAAAAACAACACATATAAAGGAGCCAATCCAATGAACACCGAAATCCAAACCTTCAACTTCAACAGCAATCCGGTACGCACCCTGACCGACAAGGCTGGCGACCCGTGGTTCGTACTCAAGGATTGCATGAACATCCTTGGCCTCGGCAACCCAACCGAGACCGTCAAAATGTTTGATGATGATGAGTTCAGCACTACTGAAGTCACCGATTCGATTGGCCGTCGTCAGCAGGCGTACATCATCTCTGAGCCTGGTCTCTACCGTCTCGTGATGAAGTCTCGCAAGCCGGAAGCACGCGAATTCCAGCGCTGGGTCACCCACGAAGTACTGCCGGCCATCCGCGAACACGGCGCATACATGACCCAGCAAACCCTCGACAAGGCGCTCACCAGCCCGGACTTCCTCATCCAGCTCGCCACCCGGCTGAAAGAGGAACAGGAAAAGGTCAAGGAACTGGAACCGAAAGCCAAAGCCCTCGACGCCTTAACTGACGTGGAAGACAAGCTGCTCATCCGCGATGCAGCCAAAATCCTCTCCAACGCGGGCACGCCAATCAAGGAAAAGCAACTCCGCGAATGGATGGCCGACCATGATTGGATATACAAAGCCAACTGCTCATGGCATGCGACAGCAAAACACTGCACGGCCGGCCACCTCGTAATGGTCATGTCCCAAGACCACGTAACCAAGGCAGACGGCACGAAATTCGCCTATCCACCAACCGTCCGCATCACCCGCAAAGGCTTAGCCTTACTCCACAAACGCCTCGGCGAAACCTTCCTAACCAAAGCACTCGAAACAACTAACGACTAACCAACAAGAAAAGGACACCAACCCATGAACGATCCACACATCATCCTCCCCTCCGCCCGTCTCATAGACGACCCGAAACCGAAGCAAAGCAAGAACGGCTCCCCATTCCTGCTCATCAAAGTAGCCGCCAACGGCAGTCACAAGGACAAGCAGACCGGACAATGGATCGACCACGACACCATGTTCGCCACCATCTTCGAATACGACCAGCGCCTCGCCGCCACTTACACCAAGACCCTCCACAAAGGCACTCCGGTACGCGTCGAAGGCGACCTGAAATGGTCCACAAGCACCGACCGTAACGGCCAGCCACACACCGACTTCACGATCAACTACGCGACCATCAGCCTATTCCTAAAGAAAGCCAAAAACCAGCAGTCCACACCACAGCAGCCCACACCACAACAGCAGGCCGCCAACTGGGGAAACACCGACCAGCCAGACCCATACACGCAGTCCTATGACGACGAATGGTGATAGAAGGAATACAATGAACCCTAAAAAGCATCCAATCAGCTACAAGATAGGAACAACCCTCGCCTACCTCGTCATCGCAATCGCGACCATCCTCATCATGACAGGAAGCGTCGCCCTACTGAAACTACTCATCGGTTTCATCCTCGCCTAAAACACGGCCCCCACAATCAACGTGGGGGCTTTCCCGTATCTTGATATAATCGGCAATATGACAGAAGTAGTAAGAGACCATCGAGGCCGAATCATCAGCGGAGTATGCAACCCTACAGGCAAAGGCGGATTCCAGGAACGCCCACAAGACCGAGGCTCATGGACCAAAGACACTAGCCCCACCCGCTGGATACGCGAATTCAGCAAGCTCACCATTGAGGAAATCAACGAAAGAGCAAAAGACCCGACCCTGACGATGGTGCAACGAATCGCCATCAAACACGTCCTCAACGCATACAAGGATCCACGCGTCACAACCGACTACATCGACCGACTCGACGGCAAGGCCCGCCAATCCACAGACGTAAACGTCACCGGCTACGAGCCGCCAACCATCACGCTCGAAGTCTTCGACGACAATCCAGGAAACACCAAAGACAGCCAGTAAAAAACACATAGACTAGGCACATGCAGATAGCAAACCCATACCGAGACCTATGGTGGTGGCTCCACACGGAGACGCCACCATATCGTTATTACTGTTATTCCGGAGGGAGAGCCTCAGGTAAAAGCACCGCCGTCGCCCAAAGCCTCATAGTACGAGCCTCCGTACAGCCAATTACCGTTCTCTGCGCCCGTGAATTCCAGAACTCCATCACCGACTCCGTCTACAAGCTCCTCACCAGAACCATCGAAGAACTCGGACTGCAAGGCTTCGAAATCAGACGCGACGGCATCAGCCACATCAACGGCAGCAGTTTCATCTTCCGAGGCCTCCACGACAACCTCCAAAGTATCAAAAGCATCGAAGGCATCGACGTCTGCTGGGTCGAAGAAGCACAAACCATCAGCAAAACAAGCCTGACAACGCTCATCCCGACCATCAGACGACCTGACTCGACCCTGATCTTCACCTGGAACCCACTAACCAGCCATGATCCGATCTGGACATACTTCATCACCACGGATTCACAAGAACGACTACGCCAAACATGCCACTGGCACACCACCTTCGAAGACGTACGCCGACTCATCAGCCAAGACGTCCTCGACATGATCGAAGCTGACAAACAGACAGCAGACTACGGACACATCTGGCTCGGCCTCCCATACGCCGACACCGACAACCAGCTCATCAGCGACACCATGATCAACGAAGCCCTCCAACGCACGGCAACTGACGGGCCCACGACCTTCGGCGTCGACGTCGCACGATACGGAAACGACCGCACCGCCCTCACCATCAAAACAGGCAACCGGATCGAAACACTCGAATCATGGACGCACGCAAGCATCGTCGACACAGTCGAACGAATCAGGCTACGCGCATCCCAACACCAGCCGATCGACATCCGCGTCGACGACACAGGCGTCGGCGGAGGCGTCACCGACCTACTCAAAACATACGGACTGCCAGTCACCGGCATCAACTACGCCGGCAAAGCCAAAGACCAGCAATACCCCAACATCGCCTCCGAACTATGGTTCGACTTCGCCACCATGCTCCCCCAACTCAGCATCAACCCGCAGATCGCCGACCTCCCCAAACTCACCACCGAACTAACTACCCGCAAATGGCATATAACCAGCCGTAACCAACGACAAATCGAAAGCAAACAGGACTACAAGGACACCATGAACCTCGGCAGCCCGGACCTCGCTGACAGTCTGCTCCTCGCCTGTTACGAGCCACCGAAACTCCCCTCATGGGACGTCGCAGTATGCTAACCAACATCCACTACGATAAACTATGAAACATACAACATACCACTACAAAACGAGGTAAAATGACAATTCTCAACAATATTCGTGCGGGCTTCACAAACGCCTTCGGCCGTACCAACGCCCCACACTCCACCCCCACCCTAACAGGCGGCAACACATGGCAGCCAATGGGCAGCAACACCATCCCCATGCACGACATCTACGACAACATCTTCCCCTACGTCAACGCCATCGCACAACGCTTCAGCACCGTAATCCCCTACGCCGTCACCCAGGACGGTAGGAAACTCGACCCGACCCCCACCGCATTAAGCGCACTATACGCACCAAACGACACCTACAGCTGCCTCGAATTCCTCAAACTCATCGCATCCGGCATGCTCACCCAATCCCACGTCGACATCCTCGTCTGGACAACGGAAGGCCCCGGCGGCAATATCACCCCGGACAACATCACCGGCTACACCATCCTCCCCACCAACAGCCGCGTATACGACGACAACCGTAGCGACTGGTACCACCGCGTTACCATGGACCTCGGCAACGGACCCCGCCAATATGAATTTACCCGCGACGAAACCATCGCATTAAGCTACAGCCGTCACCCCAACGACCCGACCCGAGGCATCAGCCCCGCCATGACCATCAAGAAATGGGCCAACGTCGACGACATGATCGCCGACTACGAACGCGGCTTCTTCGGCAACAACGCCGTACCAGCCGGCATGCTCGGCATCGTATCCGAAAACGCCGAAGACTTCCAACGCAACCGCGCACGCCTCGAAGAAACCTTCCGCGGAGCCGGCAACAACAACGGCATCGTATACAACATGGTGCCCGTTGACCCGACCACCCACAAGCCAAGCCAAACCAGCAAACTCGTCTGGGTCCCATTCCAGAACTCCAACGACACACTCGACCTACAAACCGTATCCAACGTAGTCAACAACCGTTTGGCCAACGCGCTCGCCGTCCCCGACATCGTCCGCGGCATCGACAACGGCCAAACCTACGCCAACGCCGAAATGGCCGAACGCTCCTTCATCGAAAACACACTGAAACCACTCTGCATGACGGTCTGGGACAAATGGCAGTTCGAACTCGACCGCATCACAGGCGGCCTCGGCTACGGCATTACCTTCGACCTCGACCTACCAGCCCAGACCGAAGTCGAAAGAACACAGGCGGAAACCCAGCAAATCCGCGTCAACAGCCTCATCCAACTCGTCAACATGGGAGCCACAGTCGAAAGCGCAGTCGACGCACTAGGACTCCCCGACCCATACAAGCGACTCAACCTCCACAAAACCGACCCGACCTCACTCCCAATCCTCCCCTCAAAAAGAAACATCACGAAAGCCGCCAAAAAAACAGACGACACGACAATCGAAAACCGGATACTGCCCGCGACCCGCACCTACGTTGACAGGGTCATACGCCTCACCCGTCGTTCGCAAAACGGACTGAAAGACGACCTCGAAACCATCGGCCGCCAATGGATCAACGACGTGGAGACCACCCTCATCACCCACCTCAATGAATACGCGCACAAAACCGGCATGGAACTCGAACAAGTCATCACCGCATGGGCCGAACTCCACCCGGGAAACCCCATCGCAGTCGACATCCAGTCCTACACGACAACCGACTGGCAGAAACTCTACGACTGGACCACCCTACCCGACAACATCAAAACAGCCTACGAAACCCACCTACAAGAGATAGCCAACACAACATCCAAAACCATCACCAGCAAAACCCTGGAACTCCTGAACCGAGCCGACCAGGAACAATGGGACGCACGCCGACTACATGACGAACTAACCCGGATGGGCAACGACCACGCCGAACTAATAGCAAGATGCGAAACCGTCCAATCCCAAAGACTCGGAAGCCTGTACAGCGCACGCAACCTCAGCGAAACACTGGGAGTCAGACTGCAGAAAGTATGGCGCACCACCGGTGATGGCAACACGTGCGACTTCTGCCAGCACATGGAAGGAACGACGATTCCGCTTGACTCCACCTACATGGCAAAGGACGCAAGCATCGACATCAACGGCCACACATATACGAACGGATTCGAAACCATGTCCACGCCAAACGGGCACCCACGATGCCGCTGCTACGAAGACTACGAAGTAGTGGAAGATTAACCAGCCATATCAACTACCGTGATATCATTGTGCTCGTCAGTACATCAACCACTGGTGCCACTGACGAGCACCACTGCCCCAATCCGGAAGGATGATATGAAGATTCGCGAGAGTCTCACTCACGACGGTGCTGCTGAAACCGAAGGCCGGACCCTCACATTCCTCGCCAACAGCGGTAAGAAAATGAGCAACGGCCTCACCGTAGATCTCACCACGCTCAAAGCACCACTCATCGACGGTACATTGAAACTCGTGGACGAGCTCACGGAATCAGACCGACTGACACTCCCGCTTCTCATCGATCACGAGCCCAGCGTCGAAGCACAGGCGGGCACTATCACCCGACTATGGCTCACCGACGCCGGACTCATGGCCGAAGCGAAGCTAAGCGAAGTCGACAACGGCGAACGTGTCCGACGACTCGCCGCGGACGGATGTCTGACCAACAGTTTCAGTATCACCGTCGAATTTTCCGAACGGCCCAACAAGGACGGCATCATCCACGATGGCGAACTGGTCGAAATCAGCGTCGTCTACCGTGGAGCCGACCCGAAAGCGGCATTCACATCAATCAACAAAAGAAATGGAGACAATATGAATCCTAACCTCATGAACAAGCTGGCACGTACCGTTGCCGAGTTCAAGCTCACCCCGGACGAAGCCGACACCCTGACCTCGTCCATCACCGACATCATGCAGGACGCTGTCGAAGGCATCACCGAAGCAATCGGTACTCAGACCGACGTCAACGGAAACGAAACGGAAACGACCACCGCACCGGAGGAGCCGGTACAGTCCGCTAACAAGCGTCCGCTCGTCATCATCAACAAGAGCAACCGTACGGCCAAGCAGTCCGGTGTCGCCTCCTTCTCCCATTCTCGCGAAACGTGGCTTGACTCCCCGGACGCCATGGCCGCGTTCGAACGCACCCTCATCGATAACGACAACAAGGGCGTGGAAGCCTTCCATAAGGAGTGGACCGACACCGTGTCCCGCAACATGGCCGACACCGCGTCCTTCGGCGTAGGCAAGACCGACGTGGACAAGTTCATCCCGACCGAAGCCATCACCACCATCAGCGACGCGTTGAACACTCGCGGTTCCGGCCTGTGGAACCTGTTCCGCAAGACCGGCATGGACAGGCTCACCATCGGTGGCAACATCCTCGGCCTGTCCGAAACGACCCGCGCCCACGGCTATCCTGTCACATCTTACGGCACCAAGAAGAAGGAACAGACCCAGTCCTTCGTGAAGCGTGAACTGACCGCCGACTATACGTACAAGTACATCACCCTGAACAAGGGTGACATCCGTCGTACGCAGAAGCCTGGCGCACTACTCCGCTACATCCTCTCCGAACTTCCGAATTACATCATCCAGACCATCGAACGTCAGGTCGTGCTCGGCGGCTACGATGACATGGCACACTTCCGCGCCATCACCACCGACGCGGCAGACAAGTCTTCCGACTGGGCCGGCAACAGGTTCGCACTCACCCACACCATTACCGAGGACACGCCGCTCATGGGCTTCGTCCGCGCTTCCCACATGGTCCGCGCACAGGGCAACAAGGTCCTCGTCTGCAATGCCGACACGGTAGCCGACCTGCTCATGTCCGCCAACGCGAACGGCGACACGTACATCGCCCTCGGAGGTGACGACACCCTCGCCCGCGCGCTCGGCGTCTCCCAGATCATCACCCCGGAATGGTGGACCTCGGAAGACGACAAGATCGTGGCAGGCGTGGTCATGAGCGCTTCCCACTACGCGCTCGTTGGCGATACTTCCGTCGAATCGTTCACGAACTTCGCTCTCCAGACCAACACCAACGAATACCTGCAGGAGATCTACGCTGGCGGCGGTCTGGATGCCGAGAAGTCCGCAGTGGTCATCAAGCCGAAGGCCTGATAATGAACGCTGAAATGTATTCTCGAATCGGCGGCAAGGCGCTGCCCGAAGACAATCTGGACACGATCAAGGTCATCAACTTCGTGGACGAAGAAGGTCAGCCGGTGGCTTTCGGCCAGGGTCCTGCTGGTCCTGCTGGTCCTGCTGGCCCTGCTGGTCCTGCTGGCCCTGCTGGTCCTGCTGGTCCTGCTGGTACTGCTGGTCCTGCTGGTCC